GAAACACCGAAGCACCTCATATCAACATATAGAGTCCCAAAAAGACACCTCAACATATAAAATTTTCTCACAAGAAAAAATACTGCGGAATTAAGGTATAATATAAGTGATAGTTAATATATAATATAAGGGAAGCGTTCTTTGACTTGTTGGAATACCGCAGAATGTTAAAAATGTTAAGTTGTTAGCTAAAAAATGATAAATCGTTGCTTTGTAAGCGTATTATATTTAACTTTGCGACAGTTTAGTAAAAGCTAAAACAATGGCAAATAAATACGAAGAAAAAATCTTTGAGCCAATAAACAATAAAACATACGAATTTCGCGAAGTATCTGTAAATGGAAGGTTTCTGTTTCAAGAATTCATTGACAACTTAAAAGATACCCCAAAAGACATGAAGAAAATAATGCATATATACGCATATATGAATGAATTTTCGCCTTCTACCCTCTTGCCTAAAACAAAATTTCGGCAGATTAAGGGGGTGAAGCGTGATGATGTCTACGAATTCAAAAAAGATGACATACGTATATACGTAATAAAGAAATACCCTTCTATTTTTGTCATATTAGGTGCATATAAAGGCACTCAGGATAAAAATATAAATCGTATAAACAAATTGTTTGGTGGCTTCTAAAATACAGTATCCTATGAATAGAGAAGAAGTATTAAAAAGTCCGGATTACTGGACTGCTAAGACCCAGATTGAACTTTATAACCAAGCAGAAAAGTTCATGAAAGATACGGGGCGCAGCAGGAGTCAGCTTGCTGATTATCTTGGTGTTTCAAAAGGTTATGTTACCCAATTGCTGAATGGCGATTACGATCATCGAATGTCTAAATTCTTCGAATTGGCACTTGCTTTTGGTGTGGTTCCCCAAATTGAATTTATACCGGTTGAAAATTATATTGCGGATGACATTTGTTTGAGTAAGTTTAAGAGAAGGGTTCCCGTTTCAAAAGCATTGTCTACAGAATGGAAGGAATGTAACGCTCCTAAAAAATTCTCGTTGGAATGTAAAGTAACAATGTGTCCTACCGTTACTGGGGCACCTAAGGATGTAGCATAAGATATGACAAGATTTAGAATGTTCGGTATTCATTTAGAACAATTCGCTATACTGACCGACAAAAGTCAGACTGATGCTTTGAGCATGAATACCGAAGTTAATTTTAAATACGCAGAGGAAGGTGAAAAGATAGCCTGCTATGCAAAGTTTGATTTTTCGGAGGAGCAACAAAGACTAATGGTGCTTGCCATAAATTGTGAATTTGAAATCCACAATGAGGATTTTAAAGAGTTACGAAAAGATGGGAAGACTATAATCCCTAAAGCCCTATTGGAATTCTTTGCCGTCCATACTATTGGAACAGCAAGAGGTATATTGTTCTGCAAAACAGAAAGCACACAGTTTAATAATGTGATAATTCCACCGATTAATGTTTCTGAGTTAATACAAAGCGACATGGTAATTGAGTAGATACATGCATATATAGGACTATAAGTAAGACGTTCTCTTACTTACTACACAAAGCGGTATTCCGACAAGCGGAGTACCGCTTTTCCTTTTTAATGAGAAAAGGATTATGGATACATTGAACAAATTGTTAGAAATATTGTGCGGTGTGCTGTTAGGTTTGTTAGCCTGCGTAATGCTGACACTATTGTGTGGATGCTCTACACCGCAGCCAGTGGTTGTAGAGCGAGTGGTCGTTAAGACTGATACACTCTATAAGGCGAGGACGAGTGCTGACACGTTTCGGCTGCACGACTCGGTGTATGTTGAACACTACACTCGTGGCGACACAGTGTATAGGCTAAAGAGCGTGTGGCGATGGCGTGACCGCATAAGCGTGAAGACCGACACTATATATAAAGCAATGCTCCAGACCGACACAACACGTCTTCCCATACCAGTGGAGCGCAAGCTATCGACGTGGGAGCGCACGCAGATGCGCGTCGGGCAGTTTACTATCGGCGCGGTGGTGCTTGTCGTTCTGTCGCTGTTGTTGTGGCTGATACATCGCCGACGATGATGCCCCGCTGCGCATACCAAAATATTTTGGCTCCACACTTTGCAGTCTCAAATATTTTGCGTATATTTGCGGTATAACCAATCAAATCGTCTGCAATATGTTAGGAATACTTATTTTCAGCTGGATAGTATCAGTCCTTCTTGTACTTTTAGCCGAAAGAAATAACGGCTATTCTTCATCGTTGAGTCACGATGAAAAAATAAAAAGAATTAGAGAAAAAAGACGCAGAGTAGAACAAGAAATAGCTGCTATGACTGCAAAGCGAAAAGAAGAACACCGTATATGGATGGAGCTTATGGGCTTTGCAAAAGAAGAAAAAAAAGAAACTGATAAAGACAAACTATAATATCGTATTTTTTCAGGGCTTATATAAATGCTACTTTTGGTTCACAAACCAAAAGTAGCATTTTTTATGGCAACAACTCAAACTTTCGAGACCATCGTCACGCTTAATGCACAACAAGCAAAGGACGAGATGGCAGCACTAAAGAAAAACCTCGACGATCTAAAGCAGAAGAAAGCCGAGGCTCTCAAAGATTCCGGCACGTCCGTAAATGATATCAAGCAGATAAATAAAGAGATACGAAAAGCAGAAGATCATGTAAATGCGTACAGATCGAGGGTTAGCGATACAATAAATACGCTTCAAAATCTTTCGACGGCTTCTATCGGCGAGATCGAAAAGGTATCACGTGTGCTCAAGCAGCAGATGAAGTCGGCAACAAATCCTGAGGACTACAAGCGACTTGAAGAGCATCTTGAGAGATGCAAGGCACGCATTAACGAACTAAAGCAGCCTATATCGGCTACTCTCAGCCAATACAATACGGCTATAGCTGAAGCAACACGGCGAGCTGAGAATTTTGAGCAGGAGAACGCTCTGATAGACCGTACTCTAAAAAACATCAGCGGTTCGACTGCGCTTGAATTGGAGACATCGCTTAAACTCGTAAATGAACAACTCGCCAATACGCATCGAGGTACCGAAGAGTATCGCGAGCTGACAGAAAAGGCGAAATCGCTAAAAAAAGAAATAACAGCCGTCGGTGCTGAGCAAGATTTAACAAAAAGCAAGTGGTCGAAATTCGTCAATATCTTTAACACCAATTGGGGGGCCATAACTCAAGGCCTTGCAGCTGTCACTGGCTTATCTGCGACTGTACGCGACTGCACCAATAAATACGCCGCGATGAACCAGGAGATGTTCAACGTCACTAAGTATACGGGGCAGGCCATCGGGGAGGTTGAAGAGATGAACGAGAGTTTTAAGAAGATGAACACCCGTACAGCGCGCGGTGAACTGAACAGACTTGCTCAAGATGCAGGTAGGCTTGGCATCACCAATAGAGAAATGATTGAGGAGTTTGTCGACGGTTCCGACAAAATCAATGTAGCGCTTGGCGACGACCTCGGCGATGACGCTGTTGCCAAGATTGGCAAGTTGGCGCAGATGTTTGGCGAGGATAAGACAAAAGGCTTGCGTGGTGCTATGCTTGCCACGGGTTCTGCTGTCAACGATCTTGCGCAGTCGTCCTCTGCTAATGCCGGTTACATCGTTGACTTCACTGCCGACTTGTCTGGTGTTGCTCGTCAGGCTGGCATGACACAAGCGCAAATCATGGGTCTCGCTTCGGCACTCGACCAAAATATGCAAGACGAAGCTACATCTTCTACCGTCTTCTCACAACTTATCACTAAGATGTTCCAGGAGCCGATGAAGTTTGCAAAGTTGGCTGGCGTAGAGGTGAGCACATTCACGACCATGCTGAAGACAGATGCGAATGGCGCATTATTAGAGTTCCTGCAGGCAATGTCTAATCGCGGTGGCTTCGACCAATTGGCACCAATGTTCTCACAAATGGGACTTGAGGGTACGCGTGCTGTGGGCGTTCTATCATCAGTAGCTTCTAATCTTGATCAAGTGCGAGAGGCACAAGCTACAGCTACGCAGTCATACAAAGATGGTACAAGCGTTCTCAATGAGTTCAATGTGCAGAACAACACGGTGCAGGCAGGCCTCGATAAAGCGAAAAAACAATTTGATGACATGTGCATCGAACTCGGCGAAAAACTGATGCCCATTGCTAAATATAGCGTATCTCTGACTTCAATAGGCATAAAAACATTGTACGTTCTTATAGAATACGTATCAAAACACATCGTTGTTTTGGCTGCACTCGCAACAACCATGCTGGTCTATAACAACGTCCTCACTGCCACGATGATAAAAGAGAAAGCATGGCTGGTAATACGAAATACAAGCAAAGTCCTAAATGTTGCATTAACAGCTTCTACAAGACTCCTTAGATCCGCTCTTTTGGCACTTGAGCTAACGTATAAGAGATTAAGATATGGTGTAGAAGCGTACAGACTGGCTATGGAGAAGGCAAAACTTGCGAGTCTGACCAATCCTTGGGCCGCTCTTGCCACGGTTCTTACCGTTGTTGGTGTTGCTGTGTATTCAGCGGTTAAAGCTTGGCAAGCGCACAAAAAGGCTGTGCATGACAACTTGCAAAGCGTTAAAGAAGCCAACGCAATAAAAAAGCAGCAGGAAGCCATTAACAAGCGAGTAGCAGAGAGCTACATCGACGAGAAGACACGCGTGCAGCAGCTTACTAAAATAATCCGTTCAAACGCATTTTCTATTGGAGAACGACGGAGTGCTATTGCCGAACTGCAAAAGATAATTCCGGACTACCATGCAACAATCAAGAACGAGGGTAAGCTTTACGAGGAGAATGCTAATGCTATTGATGACTACATAAAAAAGCTTGACCAGGCTGCTATGGCAGAAGCCATCTACGAGCAGAAGAAAGAAATAGCAAAGAAAAGGCTTGAGCTAAAACAGACGGAGAGACGCAAGGTGAATAATATTAAGCATGTTAATGCAGAGCTAAAAGCTCACCCCGAAGCATATCGGTCACGAAAAGAATTCTCATCATTCGGTTTTGGTAGTGGACAAGTGACTGAAGGTAATAGACAACTTGCAAACAAACTTATCGAGCGTGCCGCACACGAAAAGGCTCTCAAGGCGACACAAAGCGATTTACGTATCTTGGATGCCCAAGAACGCGAACTTACCAAACTCATAAATTCCGACGAGGGCTTACGCAAAGCGTTCTCCGATTTAACCATAAATGGCGGTGGCAACGGCAGTGGCAATGGTGGCAATGGCGGCAATGGCGGTGGTAATGGTGGTAATGGCGGTGGCAACAGCAATACCACTAAGACAGACCCAAAGAAAGAGAAGTACGACAAAGAGAGCTCCGCACTCAAGCATACGCTTGACACCGATGAACTGGCTCTCAAGCAGCAGCTCGAACGTAAAGAGATAGACGAAGACGAGTATGCTAAGCGAATGTATGAGAAGAAACAGCAGTATTATGTTAAGCTTGTAGACCTCCAAACAAAGTACGACCAGGACACAACACAAACACAGCAATCGATGGTAGATGCAGCTATCGCTGAGAGCAAACGACTGGCTGATGTTCAGGAGCGACAGATGACCGAGAGCCTTGACGCAAAGACGCGTGCATACAATGCAGAACAAATGTCTCTTCTCCAGCAACGCACACAAGGACTGTTGACCGAAGAGGAATATAACGAGAAGCTAAAAGAGGCAGAGAGACAATATCACCAAGACCGTCTCGCCATCATTCATGAGCACGGAGGCGATGAATACGACGAACAAAAGTGGTTACTCGACAAAGAACTGGAGGCTGTACGCCAAAAAGAAGAGGATAAGAAGAACGCACAAATGGAGGTGCTCGAGGCGCAATATGACAACGCCGATAGTGCAAGTGGCCAAATGGCAGTTGTGCAAGCCATGTACGAGCAACAGCTCATTACCTACGAGCAGTTCCAGGAGCGCATGACGGAGATAGCGCGAAACAAAGAAGAGGCACGCAAGGCTATTATGCAGCAGGCGTTCGATACGGTGAACACTATGTTGTCGGCAGCATCGTCATACTCGCAAGCGTGCTCAGATCTCGAAACAGCTCGCATCAATGCCAACTACGATAAACAGATAGAAGCTGCAGGCAACAACTCTGCAAAGAGAAAAAAACTTGAAGAGAAACGTGACAAAGAACTCGCTGCAGCAAAGAAAAAGGCTAACAAGCGAGCTATGGTTATACAGTTAGCTCAGGCTGTTGCATCAACAGCGATGGCTGCTATCAATGCCTATAGCTCCGCTGCGCAAGTTCCTTTCGTTGGTTATATTCTCGCCCCTATAGCTGCAGCTACAGCTGTTGCTGCTGGTATGCTACAAATAGCCACTATCAAAAAGCAGCAGCAAGCGCAGGAGGCTGGCTACTACGAGGGTGGCTTTACGGGCGGTTCAAGCTATCGACGCAAGGCTGGCATCGTGCATGAGGGCGAATTCGTAGCTAACCACAATGCGGTGAACAACCCGCAGGTTCTGCCAGCTCTGCAGCTCATCGACGAGGCGCAACGCAATAATACGGTCGGTTCGCTTACTGCAGCTGACATATCGCGCTCGCTCGGTCAGGGCGGTGCTACGGTGGTGTCTGCGCCATCGGTGACGGTCAACACCGACAACTCAGAGCTGAATGCTACCCTCGGCGAAGCTCGCGATGTTATCGATCATCTGTCATTCGTTATCTCACAAGGCATACATGCCAAGTGCTACATCGATGGCGAGGACGGCATTGCCAAGAACCTCGACCACTATAAAAAATTAAAATCGCATACATAAAAAACATAATATGATACACTGCACTATCAACGGAGAGGTGGGCTACCCGTCCACCTCCGACAAAATAAAATTAACGTATAACAACCCGTATGTCCAGGATTCGGGCGAGTATTCCTATGATATCTCATTCCCGATGTCAATACATCAAAACGCGACTCTTTTCAAACACGTAAACCGCTTCGATGTAAAGAAGCGCATGTCGTCGTTCGATGATTGTAAGATATATGCAGATTACCGGCTTATCATATCAGGCAAGGGTACAGTCACTTCTATTAGCGATACAACCGTCAAACTTCAAATTGTTGGCGGCAAATCGCGTATCAAGTATAATTCTGCCTTCGAGAAGCATTTTATAGACGAGATCGATTATTCTGAGGGCGATTATGCTCTTTCTGGTCTTGACAGCCGATTTGAAAAACCCATACACCTAAAGGAGCAACCTGGCAGTGTATATATCAACCTCAAGGATAGCTGCACCGTTTCCTGCTACGCCGGCGTTTTCAATCCTGTTTGGGACGAAGCCAGCAGCCGTTTTGTCAACGACATATACTATCACCTTAATTCCGCAGTATTTTTTCTTGTGAGAAAATTTTATATGTTGAGGTGTCTTTTTGGGACTCTATATGTTGATATGAGGTGCTTCGGTGTTTCTTGGGTTTTTTCTAAGCAT